TATCATCTGCACCAATAATTGTAGAATCAGTTAAACCTAAATCAGGCATTGTTACTGTCATGCATGAATTATCAACAAGTGGATCAAATGTATATTCATACTGTGGACTTGCTATACGAGAATCACCTGTAGTAAGTGTAATCTTAACATCATCACCCATTACTTGTCTCCTATGTGTTTATATAATGCAGTACCTGAAAAGAATTCTACTTTTAGTTTGTTTACTTGTTGTTGCATATCTAACAAGTAACTATCATAGTTTTCCATGTATTCTATAATAAGGTTCATTATTTTAGTTTTATTTCTTCTATATGAATCTAACGACTCTGTCCATTCACTTGGATATTTAAACTTAGGTAATGCCATTTCACTGTAACTTAACCTATCTGGCATCATTGGAATAGTATCTACAAGAGCACCTTCATACCAACTAATACCAAGTGTTTCTTGTAAGTTAGCACTAAACACAATCTTTGCTTCACCTAACAAGTTGTGATACTCATTCTTTGTAAGTTGCTTGTCTTGACAAACAACAAATTCATATTGTGACATACTGTCTTTTAAATCATAAAAGATTTCTGGTTGCTTTTCTGGAGCAATTCTATGCGGAAATAAAATTAAGTTTCTCTTAGGCATACCTTTATACTGTGCAAAACTATTTGCCAAGTACTCCATAGGCCACCCAACTATACATGTTTTTGCTATTAAGTTTGGAAAACTTTCTGCAAACAATTTTTTATGGAATTCTGTTGCAAAGAAGTTGTCATCGTAACATTCATACATACTACGTTCTGCACTTCTACACCAATCAGCATCGCCAATTAATCTTCCTAAAAAGTCTTGTGGATCATAACTACCGGCGTGCCACATACCACCTACTTTAATTTTAACACCAAGTAACTCTGCCATATACTTTAACTGTATAACTGTAGGGTTCCAAGCATCTGTGTATAAAAAGTAGTCGCCGTCTTTAACTTCACCATTTGCAAACAATCTACTAATCTCTAACATTTGTTGCGACTTGTAATTATTAGTTCCTGCAAAGTTAAGGAATGCCCCAGGCGTTGTAGCCTGAGGCACTTCTCCGCCACTAATAACAATTACCTCAGAATTAGTTGCACGTTTCATTTGCCTTGGAAGATGTTCTTTCCATTGCTTTGTGTAACGTGTATCAACTGCTTCTATATCAACTATGTATATTGTCATTAGTGTCTCCTGTTTATTTTACGTTGTACTTCTTTTGAAGTTGGTTTAATAAAATACCATAAGCCGGAAGGAATACAAGTAAGCCTACTGCAATCTTAATGATTACTTGTGACCCTGCAATTTCCATCCAGTTCGCCGCCATATATTCGTCAGCACTATTATTAAATGCTACGGCAAAGAAAGTGTAAGTATCAATGATATTTGCCGCAACGGTTGATACCGCTGGTGCTAACCACCATACTGACATTTTTTCTCTAATGTATTGGAATACATATACGTCAAGCATTGTTCCAACTGCATAAGCAGTTGCTGAAGCAAACCCGATACGCATTGCTACTGATTGCGGTGCTCCTTCTGCAAGTACCACTGCGATTGATCCAATAATTGCTAATGGATACGCCGCCGCGATTGTTGATCTTGCAATATTCTTTCCTAATAGTCTAACAGTCAAGTCCGTTGCTATTACAACTAATGGGAATGTAAATGCCGCCCACGTTAACTTCACTCCTGCAATTTCTACAGGAATTGCCACTAACGCATTAGAAACTGTAATTACTACAACATGTAATAACACAAGTTTCATCAGCATACTTTTATCTACGTCTTTGAACATTTAAGTCCTCCTATACATCTTTTTGTTTTTTGGCTTAAATTTAGGCTTCTTGCCTTGTGTAAACATAACGTATGTTCTCCAAGCCTCGCTTTTGTTATTATAAAGATCACGTTCGTCAAAGCGATAAGAACGTCCGTAACCAGTTACCCAAGAAGTCTTTGAACAAAAATCTTTGAACTTCTCGAGATCCTCGAAGACCTTAGTGTAGGTTTCGCGATTATATTTGAGTGACATCTCATTTTTCCTCTATCTATCATACTCAATGTGGGCACCGTTTTCACCATCTTCACTTACGTCGATGTGTACTTCACGGCCAGGGTGTTTAGCATTAATTTGTGCATACAAATCGTCTGCCATCATTTCACAACTTTTATAGTCTAACTCTATTGTTTTCTCCTCATACAGTTTTTCTAACCATCTTTTAAATTGAATAAATTCAATATCTCTATCATTGTGTGTAACTGTGATTGCTACCTTAAAATGAAAAATGTGTCTGTGTGGGTATCCTAAAAAACTTACATCATACTCATCGCCTGTTGCAAGTGCTGGGTCATCAAGTGCCGCCGGATACTTGTGGATACCTTCTTTAGTAAAAGTAACCCAAATCATTCTTTTTGCAGTATTCATAATTTTTGCCTTATTATCTTTTTCCATTTGTTCTTTAATTAATTGATCTGTCATACTCATATTATAAAGCCTTTCGCATCGTTTGTCAATGGTTTTTCTTGATTTATTTTGGTTATTAAGTCGTCGAATACGTTCAAAATATAATCCGTTTCAACTTTCTTAATTTCGTAAAAACTACAAATTTTAATTGTAGTAGTTGAGTATTGCCATAAGCCTGCGTTGTTAAGGAATGCTCGAATGTCGTTTAATGTCTTTTGATCTCTACCCTTATCTATTTTACAGTTTAAAAAACTATTCTTTTGTGTTACATCAAAAGTTTCTACTCTACGCAATATATCAGCAAGGTCTACCAAAAACTTTGTAACTTGATTTGTTACACTGAACATAACTTTATTCTTATCACAGTATTCAAGTGTGGCCAATACCGCAGTTGCTCCTACAGGATCTTGGCTTCTTGAATTGCCAACTGCTATAGGTAATGCCCAACCATCTGGACCTGGTTTAGATATGCCATCAAACATTTCTTTAGTGATACAAGTGATTGCAAAAGAACTAAATCCTCCTGCAAGTGCTTTACCAAAACAAGCAATATCAGGTTGTAGGTCACGTTCCATACTGTGTGCAAAACTACCAAACCTATACATGCCTGTAAATACTTCGTCTGCAATAATTTTATAGTCGTGTACAAAACGTCCTTGTTTAATTTTCTTAATAAGACTGTCTGACATTTCATCAACACCATGAAACCAACTTACAGTATCACACATTACGGCACAAATTTTACCTTTATGTTTATCTAATACAGTTGCAAAGTCTTCATCATAAAAGTCTACAAACTCAACATCAGGTAAATGATTACTCCAACCTCTGTAATCACTCATTGCCCAACCAGTAATACTTCCGCTATGGAAACTACCTTTACGTACAAGTACTATGTTTTTCTTTTTGTTATTATAAAATTGAAAACAAAATTTTAATGCATTGTCTGTTGCATCACTTCCACTATGTGCTGGAACAAATGCAAAGTAACCTGGAAGTTTCTTTTGTAAGGCAGTTTCTAACTTGTTCCATATTTCAGGTTTAGCATTCCAGTCGTTGCTTGGAAATGTTCTATGTGCATGAGCAACATGATATTGTACATATTCGTTGTTAAATCCTAATACGTTACAACCTTTGCCAGCCATTAAGTCATAGTAATGTGTACCTTCGGAATCAATAAACCTTCCGTTACAACTCGTAACAGTAGGCATTGTTTCAATGGGATCACAAAAACTATGCAGTAGTTTCATTTAGTCCTCCGAAGGGCTATCGTCTCCGTATTTAGACCAGTCAGTAAACTTATCTCTCTGTAGCAATGGGTGAACGTTATGTACCCATACGCCAGGATTAGAATGATCAAAGTCTGCATCATCGATCTTAATACAAGCATTGTAGTTAAGTTGTTTTACGTATGGTAGTTTAACACTAATCATACTAATAAAATTATGTCTTTCGTTATATCCTACTTCAAGTACCCAGTCATGATACTTTACATCATAGTCAAGTGTTACAAGATATTTCTTATCAAGTAATCCATATACAAGATCGTCCCAACTTTCTTTAGGAACAAAACTGTGATTAGCACCTAAGTAAATATGATCTACTACGTGCTTCTTTGCTTGTGCTAATACATCTTCTAATGGTTGACATCCTGTTACAAACAGTGTATGCATGTCATACGCAGGAGTTTTCTCTACTTCATATCCTGTAAAGTAGATTACATCGTCTTTTACACCATCTGCATATTGTCTTTCCATATTATTCCTCTGTAAATAAGTTGCCAAACTGTGTTTGTGCGTTTACTGTTTTTTTACCTATTGCACCACGTGTTCCAATAATTGACATCCAGAATTTATTGAACTCTTCAATTACTGCGTTCGCTTCATCTCTGCTTGATGTTGCAAATATTGCCTCCACAACATCTCTAAAAAATAACCTGTCGAACCGCTCTTCCACAAGCATTGCTGGAATGACTCCATTGTCGTATTGTCTATTTGCTTCTTGTACTGCATTGATGTGACTCCACACGTTATGACCCATCTGGATCGCATAAGAAAAACTATCCCATGATGTTTTTCCTTCTTTACCTATTTTATTTAGATCACCTGTAGCATACTTACAAATATCTTGTGCAGTTAATCCTGTTGTAATAGGTGAATCTTTAAAACTTGTGTGCTTACCTTCACGTACAAATGCTTGACTAAATGGTGTAGTATCAGTTGCCATAGCCTTGCTGTCAATACTTGGCACCATTCTATAAACCCATTTCTTACGATCTAATGTTTCAAGTTCACAATAAATTTGTCCGTTAGCAGTTGCTAAGAAAGGACTTGCACAATCAAACGTAATCATAAAGTTTGGATTATGATACTTACGTACTGCTCTTTGTATGTCTGTGAGCAACGTAGCCCACTCTAATTTCGACGTTCCTAAGAAGTGCATTACATCGTGTACACCTGTTTCTAATAGTCCGTCAAATCTAAGTGCTACAAGTCTTTTAAGAACAAGATGTACATCACACATATTCTGACCACCCATGGACCAACCATTAAAGTGTGTGTCAGGATACTTAACAGGATCACAGTAATCTTTCATTTGCTGATACCAATCTTCTGCGTCAGCATGATTCTCACCTTGTAATACATTTAAAAACTTACAAGCACCGCTTCTATGTTTCATGAAGTAGTCGTTGTTAATACGTGTAGCATTAACGGCGTCTTGATAGTTGTCAATTCCAGTTGCTTTAGCACCTTCGGGAGACCGTGCTACCCAAGCCGGAATATCAAGTATCATTCCATAATCCATGTAAGCGTCCATCCATCTAAGAACTTGTTCACGTTTCTTTTGTGCTTTAGGACAATTAGGATTCTTCCAATCGCCTTCCCACACACCTTTACCAATCTGGAAACCACCACTGTCACCTAACATCCAACTATTGTTACGATCTCTATCTCGTACCATATCTTCTTTAGGTGCATCTTTGTTAATGTCAAGTTCGGCATGTCCTGCGGAATACAAACTCCAATGATAGTTAAACAACGACTTACTCGGATTAAGCCAATTCATACTTTCAACACCGTTAGTAAAGTGTTTAGGTATACGTGCATATTCTACATACTCACCACGCCGTTGCTTACCTACAAAGGTTGCATAGAAGCCACTCAGTGCTGGCAAGAAAGTTGCGTAATCGTTTTGTGCAGTTGTTAAGTTAGTATTCAATTAAATGTCCGTCCTTACAATGTGTTTCCTAAGTGCTCTAACAAGTTCTTCAATTTTGTCTACTACAGATATCATATCTTTATCTGTAATATACTTTTGTTTTTCTCTCAACCTGTCATACTCCTTAAGAGGTATAGTTACTGTGCTTTGTTCATTTTCAAATGTTTTGTCATCATCATGTATATCAACACTTGTCATAAAGTCCTTATTTTGTTTGAGCTGGAAGAATATAATTATATTCTGCTAATCCAGAATCAACGGTTAATTGCATTGCACCTTGATCTGAAATACTCATTGTTACCTTGCCGTCTAAGTTCAGTACTGCTTGTACCTGTGCTACTGGCCATGCCCATGCATGTTTTAGTGTACCTGTAATATCAGTTTGGAATACAAACGAACCTGCGTGTTGTGAAGCATCACCAAAACTAAACACAAGACTATTGCCTTCTGTTCTAACTGTAAATACAGTTTCTTCTGCATGTGCCATACTCTGAAACTTCATTCTTTGAATTGAAGCCATACTTGGTTCTACAACAACGTCCCATGATGCACCTTTAAACTTTACAGTTTTAAGTTTCTCATCAATAATTTGTTTGTTCATAAAGCGATAATCATTTTCAAAGTCACCTGCTTCATTTTCAAAGTGAATATGTGTTGGAACAGTTTCACCGTTACGTTCTGCTTGTTCAACACTAACCTTTGCATTAGTTTGATATTCAGGACACTTAAGGTGTAATGCTAACTTGTCTAAGTTAGGCATACCAAATGTACCAGTAAATTCTGATACGGGTGTCTTAGTCTGTGAACTTAAAATCACAGAACGATCTTCAGCCATCGATTCGATAGTTGTATCTGCTTCGCTCGTTACTTTCACAATGTTGAGAAATCCCAACGAGTGTGTATGTGCAACGATATCTTGTAAAATGTCTTTCATGTTTTAGTCTCCTATTGTTACATTATATTTAGAAAATTCACTTTTGTCAAGTTCTTTTTCTTGGCATAGGTAATCTATGACATCAATTCTTGGCACCATGCCAATAGCAGTTAATTGATTAGTATCTGCTTTGTTGTCTTTTCTTTCGTGTTCATTGCCTTCTTGCATGGGTATAGTATCTATGCCATATGCGTCAAGCAGTTGTTGTAAGTGGTACGACTTACCAGTTCCTACATCAATTACACCGTTTATGTTTTTTTGAACAAACATTGTAATTGCTCTACACACATCTGAAACGTGTATAAAATCTCTTGTATGATTATTAATGTACGTAACTTCTTTTCTTAAAAGTTTTGGAACAAACATTTGTGGTCTTGTTTGTGTTCCATATACAGTTGTAAATCTCATACCTAAACTTTTTTCTGGAGCAAGTTGTTCCAAAGTATATTTTGTAAGTGCATAAGGATTTCTATGTGGTTCCTTTGCAGTACTTGAACTCGCATAATACACAGGAGTATCTGTATAATGATCAAATAATCTTTTAGTTGCCATTACATTATTTTTCCAATACTCCATAGGATTACCAAAACTTTCTCTTACACCACTCTTACCAGCCAAATGCACTACTGCATCTACTTTAGGTAAGTCACAGGTATTTAGGTCAGTACCTAACTTTAAGTCTATAAAGTGTAACTGATACATACCAGCCCAGTACTTTTTAAGTTCTGAACCAATCATTCCTTCGCTACCTGTTAGTAATATTTTCATGCAACCATTTCCTCCGAAATATATCTTTTTAATTCGTGATCGCCTACGTTCTCAGGTATTTCATTTTTATAAAACAACCTATAACTGTCACTACCGTACTTGCCAATACCGTGTAGTTGTGTAGCATCTTCTCCGTCCCAATCTTTAAACTGTTCACTCATTCGATAAAGTCTTTCTGCTCGAACATGTTTCATACCTAACGGAGCAATTACTTCTTCAATCTCTCTGCGTGTTGCGTGTACAAGACTATCATGTGTACTCCATTTAGCAAAGAACTTAGGTAGTACTGCTTTAACTTGTTTACGATTAGTTAGGTTCAAACAAATAACACCAACCATATGTTGCCATACATTGTCTACTTGTTGTTGTACCATTAATTCGTCTTTCATTGTACTTCCTCATAAAAGTAAACATCATAACCTTTGCCACGTGTGTCGCCGCCTTGATTATCAAGTTCATACTCTCCGTATGTTATACGTTCTAATACTTCTTCATCGTTAGGCATTGTGCTTGAATGAAACTTCAACTTATTAATATCAAACCTTTCGCCTTTTAAATGTAAAAAGCCTTCATAGAATGTACCTTTCTCATGACTAATCATTTGTGCATAATGTCCTTTAGGAATATTATATCCACTGTCATCAATATCATGTTCGCAAGTTACATTGTCAAAGAAATCGTAAAATTCTCCATCATAAAATTCTTCTATAACTTGTGAAGAATACTCAGTACCTGACATTTCTTCAATCATTAATTTACAGTTACCAATGCTACCACCATACCAATGACTTTGTTCATTAGGTGGTTCATGCCATTCACTGTGTGTTTCATATTCGCTATCCCAAAGAAAGTCTGCTTCTTGAGGCATATCATGTTTCTGTCTAAATTCTTCAGCACCACTCATATATTCTGAGGCAGAGATATCATTCTCACCATCATTTGCTTTCCACCATTCATTGCATTTTTCACTTGTAGAGCACCATGACATTTCTGCACCATAGCCATAAAGTGATACACGAAAGTATCTATCAGGATTTTTAATATTCTCAATGAGATCTTGTTTTTCTTCTGTAGTTGCCATCTATCTTGCTTTCGTAATATTAAAATGCTTATATGTTTGTTGTACACACTTTGCTTGATAATAACAATCAGCAAGTGCATTGTGCAATTCTTCTTGTATTGCTTTACGTGGGTCGCTTGGCATAAGTGCAAACAATGTTCTACTATCTCTAATTTGCCAGTAGTTCCACGGAGTAGGTTTGCCAATGTTCTTATACAAGTTTTGTAGTATTGCATAATCAAATAACGGACCTTGGCACCATAAGTAGTCAAGACCTACGCACCATTTGTTTAATTGTTTTGTCATACTGTCCATGCTTGTTCTTTCATGGTCACCAAATGCTTCTTCACGTATTTCTTTCTTTTGTTTACCCCACCATTCAAGTGTGTTGTCATCAATAGAACGTTTATACTTTTCACTTTGTTCTTCTATATCAAGACGTAGGTATAAAGGTGCATGTGGCTCTGCATTAGTTGTAGGATCAAACTTCATTGCTCCTAAAGTGATTACAACACTATCTGGTTCTACACCAAGTGTTTCTAAATCTATCATTCCATGTGTTGCCATTATTCACTACCTCCAAAGTCAAACAAGTTGTTGAATGTATTTTTTTGTTTAGTACTTTGCAAGTCATAGTTTAGTGGACCAATCAAGTTACCAAGTTTATTATCAATAATTGTTTCTTCCATTGCGTCACCATCAAATGGCAAGTCTTTAAACCATTCTGGTAAATGCAATTCATCTACAGGATATGCAACACTTGTATAACCCATTGGGTTTTGTTTTAGTTTACATACAATAACTTTCATACCGTCTACAATCTCTTGCGAGTACTTGTCACTGTTCATACGTTTAAGTGTGTTCCAATTAATACTTGCTCTTACGTGTCCAGGCATGTTTGCTTTGCCTTGCTTCTGTTCAAGACGCTGATAGTGTCCAATCTTGTTTGCACGTTTAGGCGAACCTTTTTCATGTCCAGGACGACTCTTAAAGTCTGTACGGAATTCTGTAATGCTATCAAGTATCTCATCTTCTGTACCTTTCTGCAATACTTTAAGTAGTACTTCACTTAAGAAGTCCTGCATAAACACAGGAGTATCAGAACGTTTAAGATCTAAACCCATTGCTTTTACTTTACCAGGCTTGCCATCTACATCACGTCTTGTACCTTCATCATCATACACAAGAATTGCATAACGTTTCTTAGTAATAAACAATCCGCTTTCACCACAAACCTCTCTACCTGCCGCAATAACGTCCGACCTGCTTTTCGGACAATGGAATGTGTCTAACATAAACTTACCAAATGACTTGTTTGCTTCATCACAAACTTGTTCATACAGTTGTATAACACTTTCTTTAGTCCAAGGAATGTTACCTTTGTCAATATCTTCTTTTAGTATAGGATATGCACTAAAGTACACAGAGTCTGTATCTCCGTATATTACACTCTTACCTACGTGATTGTATTCACCTGTAATAACTTTGTTTACTTCTGCACTCATGTGCTTAACAATTTGTCTACCTGTTAGTGTAGTTGATTGTCCAATACGACCATCAAAGAATCTACAACCAGGATTAAGAATAGCACCATACAAACTATTCAAGTTAATCTTTTTAACAAGTTGTCGCTTATCCCAAAACTCAATCTCTGCTTTGTTTTCTGCGGCCAATGCCTTCTTCTTCATAGTCTGCATTTCTTTACGTTCAGCATACCAACGTTTAAGTAGTCCAGGTATAACACCTTCAAACTCTGTTGTAAAGATTGTACCGTTAGCACTGATCATCCAAGGCTTATTACTATTAAAGATAACTTCGTTAATCTGTGCACCACTCATTACGTCTGACTCACCATTCTCCCAGTCAACTGTAATGCTGATATCTCTACGTTTCTCCATAACGGCTTCAAACTCAATAGTACCGAATCTACCTTCCCATGCACCTGCGAAACTCTTTTTCTTTAGACCCATTTGCTCACCAACGTATTTGTTAGTATGTTCAGGACGGAGTTGTCCTATAACAGTTGCTGGATCCATATTCAAACTTCTAATAACAGATGGATAAAGTGAATTCAAGTCCATTGAACCAATCCACTCATGTACTCCTACTTTTGGAAATGCAACATAGGCACCCGCGGCTGGCTCTGAACCAGGCTCACGTCTTATTCTATTTGGAACTTGTTGTCCACGTCTATGTGCTTCGTTGATAATTGCTTGTTCTGTAACTGCGACAGCACCCATAGTGGTCTGTAGCAAAACAGTATTTGCATGAGCAAGTTCATTACTAAGATCAATGAACCTTAGTTTTTTGTCCAACTTGTCCAGTAGTGCAACGTCTTGTCTGTTGTACTCAATGAACGTTCTGAAGTCATTGTTATAAAGTGCATCAAGTGTACCTTCGTACACAGTCTTTCTTTCGCCAACTTCCATTTCGCCAATGGCATCAAGTCTGTAAGTGTGTCTTTCTTCATACGTGTATTTACGATATAATTCTAAACTATCTAAATGCACTCTGCCTATTAGGTCATAGGTTTCTTGTTGCCTACCAAACTTTTCATATTCACGTTTCTTAGGAAATTGATCAAACAAACAAAAACGTCTTGTATCGTCTTTGCTTAATACTTTTGCTACACGGTTAACAGTGTATGGAATATCATAACCTTCACTGTTCCAACCTGTAATAATATCACTGTCTTGAATTAGATCAAGGAATGTTTTCAACATATCTCTTTCATCTGCAAACAAGTGTGTGTTAGGAAATTCTTTACATTGTTCTACTGCTTGTTCCATTGTAAGTGTCTTAGGTGGAACTGCAAGTGTTACAAGTGTGTCCATCCATTGTAAGTGTACAGAAATAGCAGTAATAGGCATGAACGGATCACTTGGATCAGCAAAGCCTCGCTCTGGATCATAGTCTGTCTCAATATCAAAAAATGCTACGTTTAGTTTAGGAGCATCTTGATTAAGATAGTTTTCACTTAAACATTGGAAGATAGGATTAATATCGCTTTCAAACAATTTCTTATTCTTATTAATTGCTTGTTCTTTGCGAAAGTCTTTTGTATTTTTACAAATAATTCTACTTAGGGGATCGCCGTAAATACTTCTATACTTACCACGTTGGTCTTCATAATAGAAAGTGTATTTTACAGGATATTCAGCAAACTGGCGTTTGCCGTCTTTTCGTTCTACAACACGTATAATATCTGCGTTGCGATCAAAGTGTGCGTCTACGTAACTCATTCATTCTCCTCTTGTCCTTTGCGGCGGACATATACCAAATTAATTCGTTTATTGGCCGAACATACCATCTTGTATAAGACCTGCAATATATATTATTGTAAGTCCTGCGTTTAAAATAATCAACGACTTTTCTTTCCAAAGGATACCAACGGCTACCCAAATACTATTTGCTAATGTAAATGCGTAACTATAGTAAGGATACATATTAAAAGCGGCCATTGTAGCGGCAACTAATAGTATCGTTGTTCCTGTCCATGCTAACCACTGATATGGTTTAGCCTGATTCCCCTGATCTTTTAAAGTACTCATCTGCGTTTTTTGCCTTGTCATCTATCCAAATATCGTAGTGTGGTTTGTGAAATCGTACACTTGTATATTTTACTTCCCACTCTTCTAATTGCCTAACTGTAAACTGTGACCAATCCTTGTGCGAGTTTGCGCCTCGGGCAGTCCAGTAATGTATTTCATTGCCTTCGTCATATAGTCTATTAAAATGCTCAATACGATCTTTATTTGGAATACTATTTTCATAATTACTGTTAACAGTATAACATATAGTTCCATCGATGTCAACCATATAATTCAATATTTTGACTCCTTTGGTTCTTCAAAAAAGTGTTTATCACCCATTGCTTCACGTATCTTTCTAAATATCATATTGTGCGGATATGTTTTATAATAGTCCGTTTGATATAGTTTTTCACTTGCCTTTTTAGTTTCTGTAATTTTTTGTATAATGAATAGCCTAATTGTTGGATCATTTAATTCGTTCTTATAATGTTCGTAATTGTATTCAATAAAAAGTAGATCTCTATCTACAAAGTATTGAGTCTTACATAATCCAATTAAATCTTGACCTTCCATTCTATCTTGTACATTGTGTAATACAATTAACAATCCGTGTGTGTTATCTTCGTACGGAAAGTTAAACATATTTTTCATAATGTCCATGTATTGGTCCGTATGTATAATTGGAACTTTTGAACTGTATGCCCAGGGGCATCTTGCCACTGAGCCGTCTGTTGGTTGAGATAACTCTTTAAGGTGTACTTCTAACCAATCGTCAATTCGTTTTTTATTTTCTTCTGTAATCATTAATACCAACCTGCGGCAATACCGTAACCAAATACGTTTATTACTGCAAAGTAGCCTGTTAATAACATTACCCATGCCGCGCCTCTGCGTACAGCCGCGTAGCATTGAGTTACCGATCCTACAAAGAAGAACGGATATATAATCAGCATGTTCGGATCTTTAGCATTAAATGCCAAGGTTAAACTTGCCGCCACCGTAAATATAAAACTAATAAGTTCAAATGCAAATGCAATCTTATCACTCTTATAACTATTAATCCAAAAGTCTTTTACCTTTTGCATTATTTGTCTTTGCCGACTGTAACAACAAGTGTTTCAAGATCATCAAACTCGTCAGCAACTTTATGCCAATCTTGTTTGTGTGCAATCTTAATTGCCTTGTTGATCAATGCAGGCTTAATGTCTAATTCTTGAGCAACTGCTTTTACAGTTTCTCTTAGACCTTCTTGTAAGTCTTCGACTTCTCTAAGAACAGTAGCACCTTCATTTACCAATCTTTCAAGTTTGGCTTTTTCGTCACCACCATAAGTTCTGTCTGACATAAATCATCTCCTAAGTTTTAATTATGTTGTATATTATATATTCTTTAGATACTGTTGTCAACAGTTAATGTGACTATGTATCCAAAGTTTCGTCTTTTGATCTGTATGCCCAATCATCAGTGTGTCCTACACTCCACTTGGGTGTGTTTTCAACTGTGTAATTTTGAGTACATACTTTGAAGTCAGGAGTTAGTCTATCGGGATTAACAAGATTTTGGTCTGTGAATACAGTTCTGTTATTTGGTTGTGCGGCAAACTGTCCATTTTCTAACTTAATAACATTGAATGTTTTATGTTCCGGATCATGTTCGCTAAAATTAATATCAAGTGTTGAGTGTTGTGCATGACA